AGAAACGCATCAAAGCAGGCTCGGGTGAGCGGATGAATAAGCCTGGTGATAAGGGCTATCCAAAATCAAGTGCCATCAAAGCGTCACAGGCAAAGCCTAAAAAACGGAAAGCATGACCATCCAAGACGCAGTTGCCGGTTTAAAGGATCAAACCGAGTTCAAGGCCATTATTAAATTTATAAATGAGCAGAAAGAATCGTGCTTATTGGATTTCATGGATTACCAGCACATCGACAGCCCCGAAAAGCTTGCCCGACTATCGGGTGAGATTGCCGCCTTTCACCGCATAATCACCTTACTCGATGAGAAAGATGACGATCACTCCGCATCAAAAATTTAAGAACGAGCATCGTGCTTTATTAAACCGATGGTTGGAGGAGTCCGACATTGAGGATATGGATATGGCCAAGATCGCAATGAATGATCTTAACGAGTGGCTGGGTAAAGATGTCTTGGAGTTCGAGAGTGAGATGGAACTTTCGGACGAAGATGAAGAGACAGGGTAACCTGTACGAGCAGATATTTTTTACTGAAGCTCTAAGGCAGGGGCTTGAGGTTTTTATTCCGTTAGGAGATTATCTGCCACAGGACTGCATCGTTATGAACCAGGCAGGCCGCCCATTTAAAGTGCAGATAAAAGGCACAGGCGGATTAATGAAAGAGGGGCGGGGAGGATTGGGCAGGTACATGGTGACAATGGCAACAGGATCGAAGGAGAAAGATCCAATTGATTGCACTAAGGTCGATGTGGTGGCGGCCTATGTTGAGCCTAAGAACTGTTGGTACTTAATTCCATGCCTTCAATTAACAGGAATCCGTGCAAGTTTATGCCCCCACAATCCAAGTAGTCGGGGCAAATATGAGAAGTTTATAAATAATTGGGAAGTTTTTAAAATTTCCTGAAAAATTAAGATTTTCATCTGCTAAAATTGTCATTGGCGGGGTGTATCTACTCCGCAGAACAATGTAAGAGAGTGCGAACTCTTCAAACGCAGAGAAATTATGGCAGAAACAGTTATTAGCGAGGCTCCGGCTGAATCTACGGGAGCAGAAGACAATCAAGCGCGAGGCCCAATGAGCATGGAAGATTTGGCGGCAAGTTTTGTCGATCAAGTCGAACAAGATCAGGAGGCCAATACCGATGAGGCGGAAGCAGAAGTCACCGAGAGTTCTGAAGACGCAGAAGCAGAGGTAGAAGAAGATGTTCTTTCACAGTCTATTTCCGAAGAGGAAGAAGATACCGAAGAAGAGGCAGAGGAATCTGACGATGAGGAGGACGAAAGCGAAAGCGAAGAACCTCCCAAGGCAGTAGGCAAGCTCTTAAAGCAGGTAAATAAACTTACCGCACGGGCAAAGTCAGCGGAAGAAACCGCAGAAGCACTCAAGGCCGAGATCCAAAACCTCAAAACCCAAGGCACTTCTCAAGGAGAACCGGTCAAGCAACCTGAACTGGAAAACATTCAATCATTTGAAGATTTGAAGAAACTCCAACAGGAAGCACAAGCCGCCAAGAAGTTCGCATTGCAGAATATCGGTAAGGATTATGTAGAAGTCGATGGCAAGGAATACAGCGATGATGATATTCGCAACATTCTCACCCAGGCAGACGAGTACCTTACCGAGAAGATTCCAGCACGGGAGAAATACCTGGCTGAAAAATCGCAATGGCAACAGGACACTATCACCACCCATTCATGGTTGAACGAAGATAGTGAGTTAGCAGAGACCCGCCAGGAGTTATTCGGTAATCTTAAAAAGCAGTACAGTCATGTACTAAACAATCTTCCCAATGGTGACTTTATCGCCGCTACTCTCGTAAGGGGTATCGAAGCGATCAAGGCCGACCAAAAGGCAAGCACCGCACCAAAAAAGAAAGCGGTCAAGCCCAAGGCTCCACCTCCTACCGATGGAGGTAATGTATCTCCCCCTGTGGAGAACGCCGCAACCCGGAAACAGAAACAGAAAGATTCTATTAAGCGTAAAGGAACTCTCTCGGTTAATGACTTAGCCGCATTTCTTAGCGACTAAAACTTTAATTATTAAAATTCAAAACTCTTATTAAAAATGGCAATAGCAACTTCATATAGCGTAAATGCAAACCAAGGCGCTCGCGAAAATTTAGAAAACCTTCTAAAAACTGTCGAGCCTACTGAAACGCCCTTGTTTTCATTTCTCCCACAATCATCTGCTCCCAAGGCAACTTTAAACGAGTGGTTAGTGGACTCCCTTAACGACCCAAGCATCGCAGGAAACGCGGATGGAATCGATTACACTCTTAGTGATATGTCGAACCTCATCGAGTCCCGCGCTCGTCTTGGTAACCGGGTCCAAACCCTCCAGGATCGTTTCGCAATTGGCCGCCAGGCTGAGATGGTCGATGTCGCTCCTAATGGTCAAAATGGTCTCTACAACTCAGCCAAAGCAAAGTCCCTTATCCAACTCAAGCGCTCAATCGAGACTGCTATTGGATCAGGTAATGACCAGTCCGCTGGCTCTTCTTCTGCTGGTGCTACCATGTGCGGCCTCGGCGTATGGAGTGATCCGGCTTTTGTAGGTAACACATTCGACACTTCCTTGAAACAAGGCTTTCGCTCTGTAAGTGGATCTCGTGTAAACTTTGCGAGTCTTACCGAGTCTGCTCTTCGTGGATTGCTTCAGGCAGTATACGAAGCGAGTGGAGCAAAAGGTTCCTATAAATTGTTTGCCGGCCCAGCCGTGATGAACAAAATTACCGATTACACCCGCTCTACTGTTGCTAGTGGGAACTTCCAGTTCACCCAGGATGTTAGCGGAAAAACCTTAATCAGAAGCGTTCTTTCTTATGTTTCAGATTTCGGAAGCATCGATATCATTCCTATGCTTCACGGTGGTCGTCAAATCAGTAAAGCAGTAACCGATGCAACGAATGCTAGCCCAATCGTAATCACTTCTGCTGGTCATGGTTTTTCAGACGGAGATTCTGTAACTATTAGCGGAGTGCTTGGAAACAACGCCGCTAACGGTACTCACACAGTAGCCAACAAAACTGCTGACACTTTCGAGTTGTCGGGAGTAGCTGGTGATGGTGCATATGTATCCGGCGGAAAGATCACACTCAGCCCAAATACTGCTGAAGGCGTACTTAACGGAAATCGTGCTTATCTTCTTCCTGATGATGACAGCGTTTCCTTAAAATTCCTTGAGGGTATTTCCGTTATGGATCTTCCTGACAACGGTGCTGGAAAGCGTTCGATCTGTGAAACAATGCTCACACTTCGTGTAGCTAACCCACGCTCCTTGGGATCTATCGTTTAATCATTCATATCAGACAATTAGTAGTTGTTTGTTTTCATGTGTTCATTCAGGGGAGCCGGTTTAGGGGTAGGCCGGCTCCCTTTTTTCTTTCTATAAAATGAGTCTTAATATCATCGTAAAGGGGGGCAAGCGGAGTAGCAGTTCTGAACAGGAGATAGCATACTATCTTCGTAAAGAAACTGAAAGAGCCGCTATGCATGAAAAGAAAAACTATGAAGCTCGCCAGGAGCAGGCTAGGAAGTCGGCTAAATCCCTAGAGGGGGGCAAGGGCGACTTTCGTTTAGCTCGGGTGACTGATTTAACCACTTATATGAGGCACCAACAGGAAAGACCTGGATGCTGGGGTGATAAGCAGTTCACCAAGGACTTCGAAAAATCCAACCCTGAGACAGTAGTAAAACACTAAATATTTAAATTATGGGAAATTATGCTACAGCTACATACAGCCAGCTAAAGTCTAGGTTTCAGGCACTAGCTGGTTTAGAATCACTCCAAACAACAGACGCTGGTTTCCTTCGTGATTTAGTAAATCGAAGGGCAAGACTAGCCCATGAGCGTTATCCTTGGCCACAGTTCACCGTGATTGGTGAATCGGTTGGAGTGGTAACCTCAGACGCTAATCGTTTACGAGTATACGGAGCGTCCAATAAGTTAGCTAACGATGCAAATGTCGTATTTCGCATTCATAAAGAAGACCCTGCTAATACCCGTTATCCTGACGAGTATACATTTTTTACAGAACTAGACTCGGGGGGGTATCCGAGCGTTAAAATTATCGAACCTACTGCTCTAAATGCAGTAAATGTATTTATTACTTATCGTAAAGATTTGCGTGGTGAAATAAACTCAGGATCAGCCACCAGCGGATACTATGGTGATGAAGCTGGAGACGAGCAAAATATACCCAATATCTTTTTCGAGTATATGGTACAGGGTGCTTATGCCGACTTTCTTCGAGGGGATGGCCAAACAGAAAAAGCTACCGTGGAAGAGCAAAATGCAGAAGCATTATTGATCCAAGAGATCGACCTGGTTCGTGAGCAAGGTAGACAGTTCCGTAATGATGTTCTGCAATACCGCGCACCTAGCCAGTTCCGCAGGCATAATATACAGGCGGGTGGATCTCCTATTCAGGCAGGTATCGCTAATGTTCAATAATGGCAAGAACCACAACATTTGACTCCTTAAAGAAACGCTTCCAAATGGCGGCAGGCTTGCCGACCTTGACAAGTGTGGATGAGTTCTTTTTTAAGGAGGCAATAAATAGTCGGGCGCAGACTGCATGGCATCGTTGCCAATGGCCTGAACTATTAAAAATTACCCAAAAGAATGTAGCCGCCACATCCAACCCTGCCGCAGATAAAGCAGTACGGATCGATAACGATTTGGATGTGATGGAAATTCACCAGGTATGGACCAAAAACCCATACACGGATCGCAATGCCATCTTACTGGATTTCAAGCTAGTCGATGGTTACTTGATTCTACCTGCTGATAGTTCAGCAACTTCTGTATTTATACTCGGCACAGCAGTTAGACCAACCTATGGGTCTGACAGTCCTGATGAGCAAAATATCCCTGAATTTCTAAGCAACTACCTGACAGCCGGGTGCCTTAGCGACTTCTTGCGGGGCGATGGCCAAACAGAGGCCGCTATGCGTGAGGAAAATAGGGCAGAGGAATATTTATTTTTAGAAATAGATCGGGCAGAACGCCTACAATCACAAAACAAAATAACCGTAAACACATACCCGAGTTACAGCTTCGGAGTATCCATACTTTCAACCACTTAATATCATGGGGATCGCATCAATAAATGTAAACAATTCGATGGGCGCTAATGGATGCGTCTATATTAACGACACAGTCGCCCATGCAGGTGACTTCATAGCAGTCCAATTTACTGAGGCTTCAGTAATATCCGCACTCACTAGCGTAATGGATAACTCGGCAGGCTTGATCGCTGATGCCACATCTTTTGGGGCAGGCCAAGTGATCTATGTTCCCTTTACTTCCCTAACTCTTTCGAGCGGAGCCGCACTTTTATATAAAGCATAATGCCGGATTTAGGACTTAGACTCTCCATCGGGGAGGTAGATGCCGACAGCATCATTGGTCCTATTGCAAGCGGCCCTGACGGCGTTATCCAAACCGAGGCAGAGGACTTTCTGCAAGTGGAGGCGGGGCAATTTTTAGCATTCGATTAAAGAGGAATAAATTATGAACAAGCGAATTTCAGCATTAGACGACATATCATTAGTCGGAGGAACATCGACACCTGGGTTAACCACTTCTGATATTATCCCGGTCACCGATGTAGATGACACCACAGGGTCTTTACAGGGTACAACTAAAAAGGTAACGGTTGCCAACTTAGTAGCCGTTGCACCACAGGGTGACTTAGAATCCGCAAACAACCTTAGCGATTTAGCGAATGCGGCAACTGCTAGAACGAATTTAGAGCTAGGTACTGCCGCCACAACCGCAAGCACAGACTATGCTACAGCGGCCCAAGGAGCAACCGCAGATAGTGCTACTCAGCCTGGTGATAATATATCGACCCTTACCAATGATAGTGGCTTTATCGATTCATCAGGCGCGCCTGTACAATCGGTAGCTGGAAGAACAGGCGTAGTTACTTTAAGTAATACTGATGTAAGTGGTCTAGGCACAGCCGCCACAACGGCATCTACCGATTACGCAACCGCCGCACAGGGGGGATTAGCAGATACTGCGGTACAACCAAGTGATAATATTTCCACCCTTACCAATGATAGTGGTTTTATCACAGGATTAACCGCTGGAGCGTTAAGTGACTTTGATTTTGATGACAATGCGGTATTTGGGTTCGGTGCATCAGTTAACACGCCTCCCATAACAGCTAACGCTTACACAGTAACAGATGCAGACAACGGCAAGGTATTGGCTCTTGATAACGGTGCAACTGCTATGGATGTTAACATCAATACAGGATTAGTAGCAGGTTTTAATTGTAGCTTTATTCAGACAGGATCAGGTCAAGTTACATTTGCTGGCACAGCTACTCTTAACAACAGACAATCACACACCAAGATCAACGCTCAGTACGGAGTAGCAAGTATCGTAGCTTACGCAACCGACACCTACATCCTTGCTGGGGATACTGCTGCATAATGTTTGTATTACCTACATTTAGTTTCGGAGTAGTAGCTAGTCCTACATTTGTTTCAGTCTTTGATCCGGACTTAACATTCCCAACCATTCAAGTATTCGACACAGAGGCAGAGTTCATCGATCAAACAGACGCTCCTAACTACACCATCGTCCACGCTAAAGACACCGATAGGTTGTATGTGTGGGACGGTACTAAGTGGGCATTTTATAATAACAATTAATAAGCAAACAGTATGAGTACATTAACAAGTTACGCATCGGGATCAGCTAGAGATTCAGCAGCACCAGCAGCAAGCAACACAGGTCTTTGTATATTTAGAACAGACACCAAAGCCATAGAAGTATCAGACGGTACTAACTATCTGAGTTACAATAATGACGGGGTTTCTGTACCATCCACTTTCTTAACATTAAATGGAACAAATCAATATGTTTCTATACCTGATGATACTGCCATAGCTCTTAATGGAGATGTTTCAATTTCTGCTTGGTTCTACTTAGATAATACTTCGGGCTTTAAAGCTATTGTAGGTAAAAGAGACGGTGGCGGTACTAATTATGTATTTTATGTTAACGGTTCTAAGCTAGCCTCGTATGATGGTGCTTCTGTCATAAATGATACCGGTACGACTCTTAGTGCAAGTCAATGGTATCACGGTGTATTAGTGATTGATTCAGGTACTTCTACTAAGTTTTATGTGAATGGTAGTATTTCATCCACACAATCCTCATCTACCATAACTTCTGATGACGCTCCCTTACTAATTGGTAATGATGGGGTTGGTTCTTATTTCGATGGGTATATTGATGATGTGGCTATTTACAACAGAATACTAAGCGACTCAGAAATCACCAATCTTTATGGAGGTACATTTCCAGCAAGTGGTTTAGTAGGAAAGTGGACAATGGAAGGAGATAGCGGAACAACAATTACAGACTCTTCAGGAAACGGTAACAACGGCACAGCGTCAACTAGCGGTATGCTCATCACAGGGTCGAGGACATTCTAATGAATTACGTAATTATAGAAAAATCTGAAGTTAGTAATGTTGATTTTGATTTAGTGTTAAATACTAACGCAGAATTATTAAGATATAAACTAGATGGTTCAAAGGCACTTTTACAGTTTGAGGGAGACACCCCCAGCTTTTTAATAGG